TCGGCGTGTCCGGCATTGCCGGGTGTCTGATCTCCCACGAGCACAAGGACCACGCCGGCTGCTATGAGCAGCTGATCCGGAGCGGGGTTCCGGTCTACGCCAGCCGCGGGACGGCGGAGGCTCTGGGATGCGAACAGCTGGAGCCTCTGGAGGACCGGGAGGCGGTGGCCCTGGGCAGCTTTGATGTGCTCCCCTTCCCCACCTTCCACGACGCGGCGGAGCCTATGGGTTTTCTGATCCGCAGCCGGACGGACGGGGACAAGCTGGTCTTTGCCACAGACACGGTCAACCTGGGGTATCAGTTCCCCGGTGTAGATCTGGTGGCCATTGAATGCAACTATGACGAGACCGCCCTGGAGCGGTCGGAGCGGATGCCGGAGAAGGTGCGCCGCCGGGTGGCCAACGCCCACATGAGTGTGTCCAGGGCCTGCGCCTGGCTGGCCGGGCTGGACAAGTCCCGGGTGCGGGAGGTGTACCTGATGCACCTGTCCGACGCCTGCGGCAATGAGTGGATGTTCCGCCGCCTGGTGCAGCAGGTGGTGGGGGATCGGGTGCAGGTTACGGTGTGCCCGCGTGAACGATTGGAGGATGCAGAATGAATGAACTAGAAAAGAAAAGTATCCTGGAGATGTCCATGGGTGCCATTCTGGAACGGGTGGATTATGAGATGGGCAGGGTCATTGACAACATCCTGGACCCCAACACCAAACCCACCGGGAAACGAAAAATCACTGTGGGGCTGGAGCTTATCCCCAGCGCGGACCGCAAGACCATCACCGTGCAGACCACAGCCAAGAGCACGCTGGTCCCCACGGACCCCATCACCACCAGCCTCTATATCACCAATCAGCCGGGCACCGGCGAGATGGTGGTGGCCGAGATGGTCCCCCAGGTCCCCGGACAGTTGGGGATGGACGGCGGAGAGCAGGACCGGCCCAAGGTTCTGAAATTCACCAATATCAAGCAGGCATAACAGAAAGGAGACTACATCATGTTGAAGGAATTTGCTCAGTATCTCGTGTCCCTCAAGGACAACAAGACCTACACCATCCACGGCGACACCTACTCCGACCGGGAGCTGGTGCGTATCGCCCCCCATGTAGACCGCCCCCGCCAAATCCAGGTGAACGGCTTGGACAGCATCGTGAAACTGGTCCGCAACGAGCAGGACATGATGGAGAATTACCCCATTTACATCCGCGTTATCAGCCCCCGCAAGGTGGAGGTTTTCGGGACCTACGATGACACAATGACCCGCGACTACCTGTATGAGGCCATCTGCGATGCCCCCGACTTCAAGGGCGGCTGGCGTGGCCACGAGGAGGCCATCATCGAGTTGCGGAGCGCCTTTGTCCCCAACGAGGGCACCGAGTATCTGCTGGACCTGCTCTCCCGCATCAGTAAGGATGACAGCGTGACCAGCGAGGACAACGGTGTTTCCCAGACTGTAAGCGCCCGCCAGGGCATCGCGCTCAAGAGCTACGAAAAGGTCCGCAGCCGCATCCTCCTGTCCCCCTTCCGTACCTTCACAGAGATAGAGCAGCCAGAGAGCGAGTTTATCCTTCGCCTGGACGAGGATGGACGCGTCGGCCTTATCGAGGCGGACGGTGGCCGTTGGAAACTGACCGCCAAGGCAAGCATCGCCGCCTACTTCGAGGGGGCCCTGAAAGAGGAGATCGCCGGTAATCGCGTGGTCGTGATGATGTGAATGATTGGCGGGGCTGGGGCGTCCTGGCCCCGCCGGCAGAAAGCGGGTGATGAGATGGCCGGACGGCCGAAGGAGGGCATTGAGTTCTCCGGCTGGGCCACGGACGTATTTGAAGATCCGAAGATAGACAAGCTGATCGACGGCCAGGGTGTGGCCGGGTTTACGATCTATTTCTATCTTTGCCAAAGGGCCTTCGGGCTGCATGGATACTTTTTGCCATGGACCTGCGATGATGCCGCCAGCGTTGCAAGACGGATCGGCGGCGGAGTTGGGTCAAAGGCGGTACAGGATACCGTCGGGCTGTGCTTGCGTATTGGCTTGTTTGACCGCATGCTGTACGAGGGGCACGGAGTACTTACGAGCAGGGGCATCCAGCGCAGTTTTGTACCGGCGCTGAAAAAACGCCGGGTAAGGTCTGTCATAGCCGATTACTGGCTTTTGGGAGCCGACGAGAGCGTCGGTTTGGTTTTTATACCCAAAAACGGGGGGTAACGCCCATCTGTGTCATGCAAATGCCCATTTGCGGCCTGCGAATGACACATAGGATAGGATAGGTATAGGGATAGGAGAGGTCGTTCTAAAGATAGAACTCAAAAATCTATACCCTCTACTTCTAACGGCGCGCACGTTCTGCGGAAGAGCTCTAAGAGAAGAACAGGGAGTGTTAACAGGCGCGCAAAAAAAGAGAAACAAAAGGAGTTTTTGTTGTGCAGATCGAAGATATTCAGGCGTTGTTCAGCTATCTCCGTGTGCTGCACCCAAACTGTCCACCGGATAAGGTCCCAAAACTGACGCGGACCAGGGCTCAGGAATGGATCGCCGCGGCGGAGGGGTACAGCCGGGATCAGCTGTTTCAGGCGGCCCGGGAACACGCCCAGAGCTGCCGCTTTTGGCCGGACCTGTCGGAGATTCTGGCCCGCCTGCCGCCACTGGCTCAGGGGGAGAAACTGCGGTACGCCCCGCCCGGTCCGCTGGAGGCGGAGAGCATGGCCAGGCTGAGGGCGTGGCAGGAAGAGTGGCACCAGGAACTGCGGGAGCGTGGGCTGCCAACGCTGCGGGAGGCCGCGGCCAGAGGGATGAGCCCCAGGGAATGGAATGCGCTGCTCCTGGAGGCAGGCGTGTGGGAGGCTGCTCATGGCTGACACACTGTGTCTGAGCTGCGCCAGATGCTATGGCGACTGCCCATGGTCTGAGCGGGATCCAGAGACTAAACGCATCAAATTCCAGCCCGTGCCCGGGTGGACAGCAGAGCCGACCTGGAAGCGTGGCTGTGGGGCCTCGTACCATGTGACCGCCTGCCCCCTGTATGTGAGCGATGGGAAGGACTACTCCGCCGGACGGGGCCAGAAACCGAAGTTTGACGTCCAGAAGGTGGCGGCCTGCCTGCGGGCCGGGATGACCGATAGGGAGATCATGCGGAGAACTGGGATCCAGTCAGATAGTACGCTGCGGGAGTATAAACGGAGGGCGAGAAAATTGGAGGGACCAGAATGCTGACCATCGTGATCCAGGTAGACGCCCCGCCTGGTCAGGCCATCGGCGTGAAGGAGCACCTGGCCATGTGCCTGGAGCGGTATGGAGACACGCGGGTGGTGGAGATCCGGGGGACCGGGGTGGAGCAGATGAGGATTGGAGAATGATAGAGAAACAGAATACCCAGTACGTCCTTTCCCTTTCCTACGGAAAAGACAGCATGGCCTGCCTGGGCGCAATCAAGCACTTGGGATGGCCGCTGGATCGGATTGTCACTGCTGATCTGTGGGCGACACCGACTATCCCGGCGGACCCTCCCGCTATGGTTGAGTTTAAGGTTTGCGCAGACGAGATGATTTGGCGGGAGTACGGCATCCGTGTGGAGCACTATACCACCAGATGCGCCGAAGGAATCGCCGGCGAACGCGTGAGCTACGAGGAGTGCTTCTACCGAAAAATGACCTCCGGGAAATTCGCAGGTACAATTAAGGGCTTCCCTATGCAAAAGGGAAACTGGTGTGCCAAGCTGAAACTAAATGCGCTCTCTCAAATGGCAGCGGCCACAAATGGGTGCGTCCAATATCTTGGCATAGCAGCAGATGAACCGAAGCGCATCGCACGACACATCAATCGGCCAAACATAAAACTACCCCTCGTGGAGCTTGGATGGGAGGAAGATTTATGTGGTCTGTGGTGTAAATATAGCGGTCTGTTAAGCCCTATATACGAAACGTCTGGAAGGGGGGGCTGCTGGTTTTGCCACAATCAGGGCGTCGGACAGCTGCGGTTGCTGAGAAAGGTCCACCCAGATCTGTGGGCGATGATGCTCAAATGGGATTCGGACAGCCCTGTATCGTTCAAGCCGGATGGTAGAACGGTCCATGACTATGACGAACGGTTTCAACTGGAGGACGAAGGCCTGATACGGCCTGGAGATCGATTTTTGTGGTCTATGCTGAAAGATGGTGGTGTAAATTACAGACTTTTTTAGATATGGAGGATTGATATGAAGAGATTAACATTTGATGGGAAATTTTGCGACATATCCATGTGTCGATTTGTCCCGGGCGGTTCATTTTGCGAGGACGGGGACTGCTCCCAACGTCAGGTGTGGGAACGGCTGAAATCCATTGAGGATATCCTGGGCGATGACTACGACCTGGACTGCCTCCGGGAGCTGGCGCAGGCCGACCGGGAGGGACGGTGCGTGGTGCTGCCGTGTATGATTGGCGACAACGTGTATGTCCTAAATCACCATCTGGGTCGAGTGTTTGAAAATGAGGTTACTGGGTTTTCGGTGGGGTACCCGAGCGACAACAGGAACAGTGTGTCTACTGTTTATGTCGGAAAATGTGGTTCTAAAACATTCCGAAGGTGGAAATTCCAACAATTTTGGAAAACCGTATTTCTGACCCGCGAGGATGCCGAAGCGGCGCTGAAGGAGGCAGAGGAATGAAGTGTAAATTCGAGCATGGCGGTGATTGTTGCAACAGCGGCTCTCCGCAATATATGTGCAAGTGCAAGCCGGACGTTTGCGGCAGTGCTGTCCCGATGACCAATGCTGACTGCATCCGGGGCATGAGTGACGAGGAGCTGGCGGAATTTATTTGTGGATCAACGTATTGCCAAGACTGTCCGCATTGCGGAGAGTGCGATAATAATGGTGGTTTGCTGAATTGGCTCCAGCAGCCAGCGGAGGAGGGTGACTGATATGAAAATCCACATCCCCGCCTTTATTCCTATGGCGAGGTGCAACGAGCATTTGGCGCACGGCCCCATTGATGTTGACCTTGGGCTGGATGTTGTACCGGTGGTCCGATGCAGGGAGTGCATTTATAAAGGGCGTGTTGGTGACGAAATCATATTTTGCAATAATTTTGAGCGAGATATGATGCTGGACGATTTTTGTAGCTTGGGTGAGCGGGATGGCTGAGTGTAAAGCGTGTGGGGAGTGGTTTGGGACGGCCACACCGCAAGATTTGTGTCCCACTTGTGAAAGAGCCTTAAAACGGCTGGGCGGATATGTGGCCCCGGTGCGGCATGGGAAGTGGATAAACGCATATATCAGTGGTGTTCATCATCTCAGATGTTCAGAGTGTGGAGAGTATACAGAGGCGACATGGCACGCAAGTTTTGACTACAAATACTGCCCCAACTGCGGGGCAAAGATGGACGCCGATGGATAATCTGCTGACTGCAAATGATCTGGAGACCATCGCCCGGGCCCACCGGCACTGCCGGGAGATAGGGGTCGAGCGGATGCTGGGGGTGCTGCATGTGCGGGTCAGCACCTGTCCCGCCTCCCGGGCCTGGTCCGTGCCCTACCTGATCCGGCTGGAGCGGTGGCGGCCTGGGATGTACAGTACACAGTATTTTGACAGCGCGGAGGCGCTGAGAGAGGAGTTTTCCAATGAGCGCCAACAACGATTATAGCGAGGAGTTTGACCGGCTGCGCAGGAACCGTGTGGAGGTGTCGCATCACAAATACGGCCCGGCCCGGAAAAATTTCGGCGAGGGGCGGGTGGATGCCCTGGAGACGGCCCAACTGTGCCTGGACGCTTTCCACCGGGACCACAACACCGAGCACCTGGTGGACGCGGCCAACTATCTGATGTTCCGATGGATGTTCCCCATGCCCGGGGAGTTCTTCCGGGCAACAGGGAGCGGCGAGAGCGTGGGGACGGTGGGGACGCCGATCAACATGGAGGACTGATTGTATGAGTGACAATGACACGCTCCGCAGGATCGCGGAGCAGCTGGGGGCGGAGGAGATCCTGTGTCAGTGCGCGGAGGAGTGCTCTGAGCTGGCCCAGGCGGTGCTCAAGATGCGCAGGGTGCTGGTGGGCACCACGCCGCTGACACAGGGCAAGGCGCGGGCCCTTATCAACGAGGAGGTGGCCGACGTGCTCAACTGCGCGGAGGCACTGGAGGCCATCAGCTTTGTAGACTGGGGCCAGGTGGCGCGGATCCAGGCCGGGAAGCTGGAGCGGTGGGACCGGCGGACCAGGGAGGGGGTGACATGAGCGGGATACTGGGCATAGAACGAGCGGCCCGAATGTGCCCGGTTTGCGGAGAGGATAGCTATGTGTATGATACGCGGGAAACGCCGGAAGGGAAAATTGTCCGCCGGAGGAGATGTTCAGCGTGTGGAGCACAGTTTGAGACAGAAGAGACATTCATACGATTCCTGCCCGAAAAAAATCAAAAAAATTTTTGAAAATCCTAGATATAGGGGACAGGGTTCAAAATACATGAGAAAATGGGGGTGGGTAGAGATACCCACTCCCTTCTTTCTTCTGCCCAGCTCCGTGGCGAAAAACGGGCCCTCCTAACCAATAGCCGCCCCGAACCGCATAAGGGGCGGCCATATATGCCGCAGGCAAGAACCAGCCCAGGATCCGGGCCGGAGGGTCGCGCCCTCCATGCGGCGCCAAATGAATCATGGGTGAGCCTGTCTCGCTGAAAAGATGGGAGGGTGGGATCGGGGACTAAAATGATGGGGTGGTGACATGGCTGCACGGTTGACGGATAGGCAACAACGCTTTGTTGCGGAATACTTAATAGACCTGAACGCGACACAGGCAGCTATTCGGGCAGGGTACAGTAAAAAGACTGCCGATAGGATTGGGCCAGAACTGCTTGGGAAAACTTGTGTTTCGGAAGCAATACAGGCGGCGAAAGCGGCCAGAAGCAAAAGGACAGAGATTACACAAGACCGCGTTCTGGAGGAATATGCAAGGATCGCGTTCTTTGACCCCAGGAAGATGTTTGATGCAGGTGGGAATCCGTTGAACATTTCCGACCTCGACGACGACACTGCGGCAGCGGTTGCCGGCCTGGAGGTCATAAAAGAGGTTGACCCAGACACAGGGGTTACATCATACACAAAGAAATATAAGATCACCAACAAACTGGGAGCGCTGGACAGCGTTGCAAAGCACCTCGGAATGCTCAACGGAACATTTGGAGCGCCGAAGGATGAAGCGAAAGAGGACGGGCTCAGCCAGAGCCTGAGAGAATTAGCGGAGGAGTTGGAGAGCGATGAGTGAATGGATTAGCGTTAAAGTAAGAATGCCGACGGAAGGGGAACGGGTTCTTGTTTTTCATTCGGACTATGTTGTGAGAATTGGAATTCAAGAGAAAGGGGTTTTCCCGTCTGTTTTGAACAGAAATTTAGAGCGGGCTGATGTTTTGTATTGGATGCCGATGCCGGATATGCCAGAACATTTGAAGTTTAATTCAAAATGATTTCTAAAAAGCAAAAGAAAATCCTCGCGTTCCCCTATTCCCGATACGACGCCATGATCTGCGACGGCGCTGTTCGTTCCGGCAAGACCTCTATCATGATGTGGGCATTTGTGGACTGGGCTATGCGGCAGTTCAGCGGCCAGCGGTTCGGCATCTGCGGTAAGACCGTGGATAGCGCTTCCAAAAACATCGTGGTTCCGTTCATCTCCATGGGCCTTGCCAAGGAGCGCTACACCATGCGCTGGCGGCGGGCGGACAAGGTACTGGAAGTTCGCCGGGGTGCTGTGACCAACTACTTCGAGGTGTTCGGCGGCAAGGACGAGAGCAGTTTTGCACTGATCCAGGGCCGGACGCTGGCCGGTGTGCTGCTGGACGAGGTGGCGCTGATGCCCCGCTCTTTCGTGGAACAGGCATTGACTCGTTGTTCTGTAGACGGGGCAAAGCTGTGGTTCTCATGCAACCCGGAAAGCCCGCAGCACTGGTTCTATACGGAGTGGATCAGACGGCACAGGGAACGCAACGCCCTGTACCTGCACTTTGAGATGACGGACAACCCAGGATTGAGCGCAAAGACCATCGAGCGCTATCAATCCATGTTTACCGGCGTGTTCTATGACCGGTATATCCGGGGCCTGTGGGTGCTGGCAGAGGGCCTGGTCTATGACTTCTTTGGTGAGGAGCAGATTGTGGACGAGGAGCCCGACAAGGGTGAGTATTACATCTCCTGCGACTACGGTACGCTGAACCCGTTCTCCGCTGGCCTGTGGTGTTGGGACGGAAAGACCGCCACCAGGATCCGAGAGTATTACTACTCCGGGCGGGAGAGCCAGAGGAACAAGACCGACGAGGAGTATTACACTGAGCTGGAAGCCCTGGCCGGTGATTTGGCTGTTCGAGCGGTGGTGGTGGACCCGTCGGCGGCGTCGTTCATCGAGACCATCCGGCGGCACGGGCGCTTCAAAGTGCGGAAGGCCCACAACGAGGTGGTTCCCGGCATCATGACTACAGCACGGATGCTGCAGGATGGGACGGTGAAAATACACCGTTCCTGCGAGGACGCTATCCGGGAGTTTGGCCTGTACCGATGGGATGAGAAGTCCACAGAGGACAAGCCCATCAAAGAAAACGACCACGCCATGGACGACATCAGATATTTTTGTCAGACGATTTTAAGGCACAAGGCCGGGAAGCCGGAGTATGTGCCGCTGTACAAGCGGAGGTGAGAGAGTGAAAACCTATCAGGACCTGACTGCCTTGGGGGACAACGAACGGGACCGGATGGAATTTGTACGGTCCGTTGTCCGGGACCACCTGGGGAGCGCAGATTACCGGATCGCCGCCGATGCGGAGGAATACTATGCCAAGCGGCATACCACCATCGAGCGCTTTCAGAAGATGCTCTATACACCGACAGGACAGGCATACCCCGATCTGTACAGCAGCAATTTCCGTTTGAAAATGCCATTCTTTCGGATGTTCGTTATCCAACAGACCCAATATGTGCTGTCCAATGGCGTTACTTTTGAGCACCAGGAGACAAAGAAGAAACTGGGGAATACCTTTGACAGCCAACTGCAGAAGCTGGCGAAAAAGGCCATGGTGGACGGCGTATCATACGGATTTTGGAACCGGGACCACCTGGAAGTGTTTGGCTTCGCTGACACCAGCAACGAGGCGGGTTTTGCCCCGCTCTACGATGGCGACAACGGCGCCCTGGCTGCTGGTGTGCGGTACTGGGGTGCTGCGGAGGGACAGACCAAGCGGTACACTCTGTATGAGCCGGACGGCGCGACAGAGTACATCCAGCGCAAGGGTGAGGATCTGCAGGTTCTCCAGGAGAAACGGCCCTATCTCCGGGATGTACGCCGGGACGGGCTGGGCACTGAGACCATCGAGGGCGGCGGGAACTACGCTTCCTTGCCCATTATCCCTATGTACGCCAATGACCTGCACCAGTCTGAGTTTGTGGGCATCCGGGAAAGTATCGACTGCTATGATTTCATTAAATCCGGCCTTGCAAATGTGATCGAGGACAATTCCTCGGTGTACTGGACCCTCAAAAATGCCGGCGGCATGGATGACACGGAGATCGCTCAGTTCATGGACCGGCTGCGGACGCTGCGGGCGTCTGCGGTGGACTCGGATGACGGTGGCGGGGCGGAGGCCCACACACTGAATATCCCGTATGAGGCCCGGGAAGCTATGCTTTCCCGTCTGCGTAGCGACCTTTTTGAGAGCTTTCAGCTGGTTGATATGGAGAAGATGCTCGGTGGAAATCTGACAGCCACCGCGATCCGTATCGGCTATCAGAGCCAAGATGACAAGTGCGGCGACTTCGAGTACCATATCCGGGACTTTATCGGCAATCTGCTGGACCTGGTCGGCATCGAGGACGAGCCGTCCTTCCAATGGAACCGGATCGCCAACCAGCTGGAGGAGACTCAGATGGTGCTTGCCGCCGCCAACTACCTGGACGATGAGGCAGTCGTCAAGCATCTTCCCTGGATGACCCCGGAGGAGGCGGAGGAGCTGCTGAAACGCCGGGCGGCGGAGGAGATTGACCGCACGCTCTTGCGGGAGCCGGAGGTGACAGAGGATGGCGAGGAAGCCTGATTGCGCCCACCGGATGACCGATAAGGAATTGGACGAGTTAGAGCGCCGGATCTCTGCTATTTACCAAGAAGCCCGAAACAGTCTGGATGAGACGGTTAGGGCCTACTTTGAAAGCTTCCGCAAGCGGGATGAGAAGATGAAGAAGCTCATCGGAACCATCCGGAATGGGCGGGAGTGGACGGAGCAGGACTATATCAATTGGCGGCTGGCTCAGATCGGGCGGGGAGAGCGATTCCAGGCTCTGCGAGACAAAGTGGCGGAGCGGATGACCAAGGCCAACGAAACAGCCACTGCATATGTCAATGATGCTACACCAGGTATCTACTCATTGAACCGGAACTACGCAGCATACACCATAGAGCAGGCAACCGGGGACGTGGGCTTTGACCTGTGGGACGAGCAGACGGTCAAGCGACTGATCGTGGAGCAACCGGGCCTGATGCCCTACTACCCTCCCAAGCGGGCCCTGCGTCGCGGGATTGACCTTGCCTGGGGAAAGAAGCAGATCACCGCCTGTGTTACCAGTTCTATCCTACAAGGCAAGAGCATCAAGGGTATGGCGGACGACCTCCAGACCCGCATCCCGGAGATGAACCGGGCAAGTGCTATCCGGACAGCCAGAACGGCTGTCACCGGGGCGCAGAACGCTGGGCGGATGGATAGTTATCACGCCGCTGAGAAAATGGGCATCCGCATGAAAAAGGAGTGGCTTGCCACTTTGGACAACCGCACCCGCCACGCTCACGCCATGTTGGACGGCCAGCAGGCCGATGTGGACAAGCCCTTCAAAGTGGACGGTGAGGAGATACGATTCCCCGGAGACCCGACGGCAGCGGGGTATCTGGTGTATAACTGCCGGTGTACGCTGATTGCTGCGGTGGATGGGGTGGACACCTCGGACGCGCTGCGCAAGGCAAGAAACCAAGAGACCAGCGAAAACAAGGTTATCGGGAATATGTCCTATGCGGAGTGGGCTGGGTGGAAAAAACGCACGAATCCAGTTGAAAGCATCACAAAATCTGATATAATAAAAGAAAGTCCGAAACCGTTGCAATACAGGCAGTTTGAGAGCGGCGAAGCAGCAAACGAGTTCTTCTATTATGACGATGAAAAGCGGGGCTTGACGGCTAGAAAGAACAGCGAACATGGCAAATGGATGAAAAGTCTATCCAGTGATGAAAAGGATAGTATTAGCGACTACACAGGTGGTGGCTATTATGACCTGAATAATTATCTTAGAAAAGTAGGAGATTGGAAAAGTGTAGATGCCGAAAAAGAAGAGTTTTTAGCAAAAAATATTGATTCTGCAATCAGTAGATACAAACTGAAAGATAATATCCAAGTACAACGTGGCGTTATGGAAGACGCCTTAGATAGTTTGATTGAGCAGTATGGCGATGATATTTCCGGACTTATCGGGAAAACATATCGTGATAGCGGATATATGAGTACGACAGTTTTACATGGAAATCCTGTTGCTACAGTAAAGCCTGTTATTTTTGAAATTGAAGTTCCGGCCGGAACGGGGCGAGGTGCGTATGTAAATCAGCTTGCGGGGCAATATCAAGACGCTGAATATGAGTTCCTTATAAGGCGAAATGCAAGTTTTTTGATTAAAGGCATTGAAGAGGATGCCGATTCTGGCAAGATGATTATAAAAATGGTGATGAATGATGAGTAGTTTAAGCGATTGGAAAGAAAAAGTCAGAGCGCAAGAGGAAAGCCGAATGGGAGCAGTATACTCCGAGTGTGAAAAACGAGGGTGCAGCCGTGACTTTGCAAAATCATTTGATACCAGAGCAGAATTGTTCCCCATGAAGCAGACTTTAGCGTTTTTAGAAAATAAGGAAACAAATAATGAACATTTGAAGCAATGGGATATTTTTTTACAAGTTCTGATTGAAATGAAGCCAGAACATCAAAAATACGAAGAGTGGAAGCGCTCTGTTAAGGTATTGCGCAATGAACATTGAACTGCACGACCGCTCCGACGAGGTTCTTGCTGCCCTTCAGGAGGCCGCAGAACGGGCGCTTGAAAAGTGTGGGTTGGTGGCGGAGGGGTATGCCAAGAGGCTGGTTCCGGTGGATACCGGAAACCTCCGAAACAGCATCACCCATAAAGTCGACCCAGCGGAACCTGCGGTGTACATCGGAACGGATAGCGAGTACGCAGCCTATGTGGAACTGGGCACCGGCGAGCATTACCCCGGCGGACGGCCCACCCCGTGGAAGTACCAGGATGCCAACGGCAACTGGCACTGGACGAAGGGCAATCCAGCAAGTCCATATCTGAAACCTGCGGTTGCCGACCACACCGGCCAATACAGAAAAATCATTGAGGATGAGATGGAGAATGAATAATGGAGATTTTATAAGGAACTTAAACAACAAAGAATTAGCAAGATTTCTCGCGGAAGAGCGTTACAGGATGGCAAAGCCTATATTTGACCATGTTGGATATGGGATAACAAAGGAATTTGTAATGTCGCTCCTGCTGAAATGGCTTGATCAAGAAGTCGCAATGGATGGATAGAATGGGAATCATGTCTGAAGAAGCAATAAAGGCCATTGAGGCCATCATCAAGCGGGGCAACGATGCTGAGATTCGCCGGAAGGGCGACGGGTACGTTGTCCTGGAGGTCAAAAAGACGATCAAATATACGACTCCTGCGTAATTGGGCGCAGGAAAGGGCAATAGGAGCCAGCTACCGAGAATCACTCGGCGGTTGGCTCTTTTTCTTTTGGTAAACACCGCGAAGCACAGCGGTTTTTATATCACAGTCGCCCCCGAAGTACCGGGGCCGAAGAAAAGGAGACTGAACATGGCACTGACCAGAAAACTTTTGAAGGGCATGGGCCTCACCGACGAACAGGTGGACACCATCATCGAAGCACACACCGACACCGTGGACGGCTTGAAGGAACAGGTGAAGGTCTACAGGGCCGACGCTGATAAGCTGCCCACCGTCCAGCAGGAATTGGATGACCTGAAAGAGAAGGGCGACGACGGCTACAAAGAAAAGTACGAGAAGGAACACTCGGACTTTGAAGCCTATAAGTCCGACATCGCCAAAAAGGAGACCCGCGCGGCCAAAGAAGCGGCTGTCAAGGCCTACTACGAGAGCAAGGGCATCACCGGCGACAACCTCACCATCGCCATGATGGGCAGCGGCGAGGCCATCGAGAAGCTGGAACTGGACGGCGGCAAAATCAAGGACGCCGCCGCGCTGGACGCCCTGGTGGGCGGGGCCTTTGCAAAGCTGGTCTCCACTACGACCACGGAGGGGCTGAAAACCCAGACGCCCCCCAAGAATGGCGGCGGCAAGATGACCCGGGAGGAGATCGTGAAGATCCAGGATCCCGTGGAGCGCCGTGCTGCCATCCGAGACAACATGGAACTGTTTGAGAAAGGATGAGTGAATCATGGCAGTTGACCCCAAGCTGATTAAGAAAGCCGACCTCGCCCGTGTGCGGGAGATCGACTTCACCCTGATGTTTACCGAGAGCCTGCGCAAGCTGACCGAGGCCCTGGGCGTGACCCGGAAGGTGGCCAAGCAGGCGGGCACCGTGCTCAAGACCTATAAGGCCACCGGAACCCTGGAGGACGGCGCTGTTGCCGAGGGCGAGACCATCCCCCTGAGCAAGTACACCACCGAGGCCGTGAATTACGGCGAGATCTCCCTCAAGAAGTGGCGCAAGGCCACCTCTGCCGAGGCAATCATTGAGCGTGGCTATGACCAGGCCGTGGGCATGACCACCGACCGTATGCTCAAGGATGTGCAGAAGGCCATCCGCAAGGACTTCTTCACCTTCCTGGGTGCCGGCACTGGTACCGCCACCGGCGCGGGCCTCCAGGCGGCTCTGGCCCAGACCTGGGGCAAGCTTCAGACCCTGTTTGAAGACGACGACATCCAGGCCGTCCACTTCATCAACCCCTTGGACATTGCCGACTACCTGGCTACCGCCACCATCACCACCCAGACTGCCTTCGGCATGACCTATATCGAGGACTTTTTGGGTATGGGCAAGGTGTTCATGAACTCCAGCGTGCCCAAGGGCACCATTTACTCCACCGCCCAAGACAACCTGGTCCTCTACTATGTGCCCGTCAACGGCGCTGACCTGAACGAGGCGTTCTCCTTCACCAGCGACGAGACCGGCTACATCGGCATCCACGAGGAGCCCGACTACACCAACATGACCGCCAGCGACACTGTGGTGAACGGCATGACCCTGTTTGCTGAGCGCCTGGACGGTGTGGTCAAGACCACCATCACAGAGCCGGGCCCTTAAACGCGCTGTTGAGTGAGCCTGCGCCCGCTGCTCCTGCTGGTCTGGACACCCGGGCCAGTGGGGGGCCGGGCGTCAGCAGCGCAGCCGTACAGGCCGAACATGCAAAGGTGGTGAAAAGCCGTGCTCGAAGCCGTACTGACACATCTGAATAACTGGTTCGCCCGGGAGATGTACGCCGGGACCTTTACGGTGACCGGTGGGAAGCTGGTGCTTCCGAATCTGGCGGAGGGCCAGTATTTCCGCATCGTGGGCAGCGTGTTCAACGATGGGCTGCACCAGCACCAGGCCACGGACCTGGCGGACGAGACCTTTACCGGAGCTGTTTGGGCGCTGGCGGTCCCCAAGTCTGTGGTTACCCTGGCAGAGGAGATCAAGGCGTGGGCCGCAAAGAACCAGCCGGGGGCGTACACCAGCGAGAGTTTCGGCGGGTACAGCTACACCCGGGCCACCAACGCCAAGGGCGCGGCTGTCGGCTGGCAGGATGCCTTTGCCGCCCAGCTGGCCCCTTACCGCAAGCTGCGGGACACCTCCATGGTGGCCCCGAACCCCAAGGGGGCGCCGCCCACGCCCCGGAAAGCGTGCTGGAGGTGAGTAACTTGAAGGACAAAACGATTAAGATTGCCGTTGGAGTTGATATATGCATTGACGGGAAAAACGCAAAAGGCTTTTTGTGGCTCGTAGAACGATATATCAACCAAAATAACATGAAAGTTGTTTCTCGGGAATTGGAAAACGGAGAAACGGAGTTGTCCTATGAGCCTATTAGATGATTTTGCCCGGACCTGCGTGGTGCTGGAAAAGACCCGGAGACCGGACGGAGCCGGAGGCTACTTTGTCGAGTGGGCCGAGGGCGCGGAGTTTGTGAACTATCAGGCCATGGACACCTCTATGGAGGCCCGGAGGGCGGAGAAGGAGGGCGTGACCAGCGTATATTCCGCGCTGGTGCGCTCCGATTTCCCCATCGACTACAACGATTACTTCCGAGACAAGACCACCGGCCAGACCTATCGGGTGACCTCTGACCCGGAGGAGAAAGTGGCCCCCAAGTCCGCCAGCTTCGCCTTAAAATTCTTCACGGCGGAGCGGAAGGAGCTGCCGACATGACCAAGAACAAGGCCCTGTATGCCTGGCTCAACGAGTTCATGCCGTTTTACCGGGCTTCCTCCGTGCCATCTGAGCCGGAGAACCCGGAGGGGGTGTTGTTCCCCTACGGCACCTATGAGTACATCGAAGACGCCTGGGGCGGCGGCGAGGTGAGTATGACCGTCAACCTGTGGTTCCACACCACCAGCGAGGCGGTGCCGGATGAGAAGGCCCAGGAGCTATCCCAGCGCATCGGCTACGGCGGCGTGACCATCCCCTGCGACGGCGGGTACATCTGGCTCAAGCGGGGGTCTCCATTCTGCCAGAGCCTGAAATACGAGGAAGACAACAACATCAAGCGGCGGTACATCAACCTGACCGCCGAATACCTGACTTTGAACTGAAAGGAGCGAAATCATGGGACTTTTTACTGTGATTCCCCAGGACACCTTTGATGGCCTCCAGCTTGACGCCGGTGTTCTGCTGAAAAAGTTTGATCCGGCTAAGGTGGCCGCCCCGGCGGATGAGGACATTATCTGCGCCACCACCGGCGGCATCAACATCAGCTGTGTGCCTACATATTCCGACCTGGGTGAGGACGTGGATAACTGCCCGGTCAATACCAAGGAGCTGAAGCACCTGGACGGGTGGGAGTGCAAGATGTCCTTCACCGCCCTGGGCACGTCCCCCGAAAACATCAAACTTGCCCTGGGCGCTGCCACGGTGTCCACCACCAAAGTAACCCCCAACCGCGATTTGAAGCAGGCGGACTTTTCCGACATCTGGTGGGCAGGAGACCGGGCGGACGGCGGCGTAGTGGCTGCCTGCCTAAAAAGTGCCATCTCCACCGGGGGCTTCACCCTCCAGACCACCAAAAACGGCAAGGGGCAGGTCTCCGTGGAGTTGACCGGGCACGTGTCCATTGAGGCCCAGGACACCATGCCCATGGAGTTTTACAGCATTGCCCCGCCCCTGCCCGGCGTGGGCGGATGAGGAGGTAGCCCATGAGACTGTCTGACATCAAGGGCGACCGCACCCTGGAAGTCATTGCCGAAGTCATTGATCCCATCTGCAATATTGCGGAGGATGACGCGGCGATGTCCATGTTCCGGCGGGAGAAGCTGCCGGAGGGCATGGAGCCGAAGAAGTTCCTTCTGGCCCGTGCGCGGAAATCGCTGCCCGTGCTGCTGAAAAAGCACAAGGGCGACATCATTGACATCCTGGCCGCCATCGAGGGCGTGCCCAAGGAGCAATACCAAGGTGCGCTCAACCTGGTCAAGCTGTTCAAGGACGCCACCGACTTGCTGACGGATGAGGCGTTCGCTGAGCTTTTTATCTCCGCGCAGGGCGAGACCTCCTCTGGCTCTGCGCCGGAGAATACCGAGGCCCCCTCAGCGTAAAGGCATTTGCCCGGTATGCCGCTTCCAGATGGCTGCATGAGCAGAAGGACACGGCATACCGGGTGTATGTGACTGATGCGTTGAAAGCGGTTGCGGAGAACACCGCCAAGTACGCTGGTGGCGGTTACATTAAGACCCGGTACATCGAAATCATTGACCCGTCCCCTGAGGAGACCCGGACGGGGGAGGAGATCATAGCGCAGATGAAGGCCAAGCTGGGCCAGATCGGAGGTGACCCGGATGAATCTGCTTGACCTGTATGCAAAAATCACGATGGACACCAGTGGCTACGAAAAGAGTCTGGACGATGCCTCCAGTAAGGCATCCGACTTTGCATCCAAACTGAAAAGCGGCCTTGCCACGGCGGCCAAGGTGGGTGCTGCTGCCCTGACCGCTGCGGCCACCGGCGTGGCTGCTCTGACAAAGGCATCAATCGACCAGTACGCAGAATATGAGCAGCTGGTGGGCGGTGTGGACACGCTCTTCAAGGCTGCGTCGGATAAGGTACAGCAATATGCTGATAAAGCCTATGAGACTGCCGGCATGAGCGCCAATGAGTACATGAATACGGTGACCAGCTTCTCTGCGTCTTTGCTCCAAAGTCTAGAGGGAGACACGGAAGCGGCAGCGCAAAAGGCAGACCAGGCCATTACTGACATGGCCGACAACGCCAATAAGATGGGCACCAGCATGGAAATGATCCAGAACGCCTATCAGGGCTTTGCCAAACAGAACTATACCATGCTGGACAACCTCAAGCTCGGGTACGGTGGCACTAAGGAGGAGATGCAGCGACTCTTGAAGGACGCCGAAAAGCTATCCGGCGTTAAATATGACCTCTCCAGTTATGCCGACATCGTAGACGCCATCCATGTGGTGCAGACAGAGATGGGCATCACTGGCACAACTGCAAGAGAAGCCAGCACGACTATTCAGGGTTCCGTAGCCAGCATGAAGGGCGCATGGCAAAATCTTGTGACTGCCATAGCGGCAGATGGATGGGACATTGGCGTATATGTTGACAACTTTGTGTCCAGCGTTAAGGTCGTAGGTCAGAATGTCATCCCGCGCGTACAGCAGATACTCAGCGGCATAGGCGAGCTGGTAACTGCCATTGCGCCCATGATCGCCCAGGAGCTGCCAGCACTCATCAGCACGGTGCTGCCCGCTATGGTCAGCGCTGGTGCACAGTTGCTGGTCGGCCTGGTGACCGGGCTTATCACCGCCCTGCCTGACCTGGTGGCGGCGGGTCCGCAGATTGTGTCGGCGCTGGCATCTGCCATTTCGGCCAACCTCCCGGCTATCATGGCGGCGGGCCAACAGCTTTTGGCCATGTTTGGCAGCGGGATCCAGTCCGGCGTACCTCAGATGGTGGCGCAGCTGCCGGCGGTCATAGACGGGTTCCTGGGCTTTATTACGGAGCAGCTTCCCGCCGTGCTGGACAAAGGTGTTGAGATACTGACGGAGCTGGCGAACGGAATCATCTCTGGAATCCCACAGCTGGCGGAGCGGCTTCCACTTATCATTGAGTCCTTCGTGACCTTCATCGCAGACAATCTACCTGTCATCCTGGACGCAGGAGTGAAGCTTCTATTCAACCTGGCGAACGGAATCATCGCCGGGATTCCCAACATGGTGGCGCGGCTGCCGGAGATCATCAAAAGCATCACAACAACGCTATCGAACAACTACCCGAAAATCATCCGATCTGGATTTGATCTTCTCATCAAACTGGCTGACGGCATTTTGAGCGCTATCCCGGATCTGGTCTCCGTCCTTCCCCAAGTGGTGGCCGCAATTTTGAGTGGCTTTAGTTCAGCGGTTTCTGGTGTGTTCGAGATCGGGAAAAACATTGTGATGGGCCTGTGGGATGGAATCAAGAGCATGGGTTCCTGGATCGCGGAGAAAATTGGAGACTTCTTTGGTGGGATCGTTGATGGCGCAAAAGACCTGCTCGGTATCCACTCCCCGTCTAGGGTGTTTGCGGACATCGGGAAAAACATGGCCTTGGGGCTGGGCAATGGCTGGGAGGATTCCTTCGGGCGCGTCCGGGACGGCATCACCCGCGGCCTGGACTTCGGCGCAGCATCGGTGGATTTCGCCTCCTCCGGGCTTGGAGTGTCCTCCGCCGGCATCATCAACAGTATGGCGGCGGGGTCAGACGCTGGGTTTGCCGATGGGTTAACGGTCAACCTCACTCTGCCGGACGGCACAAAGTTTGCCACCTGGCAGCTGCCCTATCTTATCAAGGCGGGTTCCGCTGCGGGAACGCCTATTGCGGACCCCCAGTTGGCGTAAGGAGGCAATGGTATGACGCAACTGATATTAGATTCCGGAGGCGCATCTGTTGTCCTTCCTGAGACCCGCCGCGAGTCCTATGTGGTGGACGAGGAGCCGCTGAGCCGAAACCTGTTAATGATTGCTGGAAACATGGTCAAAGAGCTGCGGGGAGATGTATGGGTCATTGATTACCAGTACGGATATTTCAATGACACCGACAAGGACCGCGTGATCTCTGCCTGCAAAAAGGGAAGCCGTGAACCTATCGTCTGCAACTTCCTGATTCCGGACGAAAATAAGATGCTGACTTCCACATTTTTCGTGACAGCGTACACACGGCCAAGGTTTTATTGGAGTCGGGATGATAAAGGGGCCACCGTCCCTGTGTGGGGTGGGTTTACGGTCTCTCTGAGAGAGGTGGATCCCCATGATTAACGCAACAGAGGGGTACAGGGCTGCGATTGTGGGCACTTCCCGACGGACTCACCTCAAGGCTGTGGTGGACATCAGCGACCCGGACATGGTCTTTTCCGGTGTGGAAAGCAGCGGTTCTGCGGACTTTTCAAATTCGGCCCAACTGTATGACCGAGTTATGGATCTAACACCATACGCCACCCTGGAGCCCCACAGGTGGGTTCTCAACGGAAAGTTCAGCCTGATCCCAGCAGAGGGGGCGGCGGATCAGGTTGGATTTGTGGGGAATGTGCTCTCCGGATCAGATGGGAGTTTTCCCACAGCTGTGTGGGTGGAGGAGCGGTTCTCTAATTTATCCATCCTCCAGGCCTGTTCTGTCTACTTTCCGGGTGACGATTGGGATGGGGTTCCGGATACTTTCACCATAGAGGTCAAACAGGGTGGAACGGCCTACTACTCAAAGGAGTTCACCGGGAACAGGACTCGGACAGTCAGCCTGAGCGGCTTCACAGTCAATAACCCGGACGCTATCCGAGTAACGGTGAGCAAGTGGAGCCTTCCGGGCCGCCGGATGCGGGTGGCTGAGATATTACCCGGCGTGTATGAGGAGTGGACAGAGAAAATGTTGGTGGAGTTCAACGCCACACAGCAGACCGATTTTTCCTGCATTACACTGCCGTATGGAACAATGAGCCTATCTTTAAATAACATTGACAAGCGGTTTGAGCCGCGGAAGAAAGATGGGCTATTTGCCTCCATCGAGGACAGACAGGGCATTGAAACGCTGATCGGTGTCGAACTGCCTTCCAGCGGAGTGGAGTACAAAAAGGTTGGAGTGTACTACCAGTACGGAGACGGCTGGAAAACCTCCAACAATGATATGTCTATTGACTGGTCTCTGGTGGATATTGTAGGGCTGGTGGCAGAGCGCACTTACCTTCCGCCGACAACCCTACCCACTACTCTGGAGGGCTGGATCTCCTCTGTGGTGTCCCAACTGGGGGATAATTTCAAAAGCCGCTACCACATCGATCCAGACTATGCCAAAAAGCCAGTAAAAGCAAAAGATAAGTCGGCGGTGACCGGAAAGAAGTGCGGGGACATTCTGCGGTGGGCCTGTATGGTGACCGGCACTTTTCCCCGTGCGGATGCTGAAACTGGATACCTGACAGCGGAGCCTCTATGGAACCAGGGAAACAAGACGCTTTTGACCGCACTCGCTACCTACCCAACCATGAAAGCCAACAAAAGTGTAGCGTCCCTTATCTTTACCCTTGCGGATGGAACTCAATATGTGGTCAGCGGCAACAGCACCAGCAGTGAAAAGACCATCAATATTGAGAACCCATTCATCCACACCTCTGCCGAGGCCCTGACCGCGGCGCGGCTGATCCTCAGCTGCTACGGCGGAAACCTGATCGAGACCACGGGGCGGGGCGATCCATCCGGAGAGATCGGGGACGTGGACACCATCTGGCTGGATGAGAGTCAGGCCACCACCGCCCGGCGGATGATGCAGACCTTCAGGATCCAGGACGGGGTGCTCCAGGGCTGCCAGAGCCGGCTGCTCCAGGCGGACGGGTCCTTCTTGTTTCAGGAGCGGGCAGTGCTCACCAAGAGCGGATCCTGGACGGCCCCGGCGGGGGTCACTGCGCTGCGGCTCATACTCGTGGGCAAAGGCGAGGATGGGACAGACGGAACGGATGGCACCTGGGATGAGGCCGGAGCGGATGGAGTGGATGGCATCGGAGGGCTTGTCTGGGCCGGGACGGTATCCATCAATCCGCAGCAGTCATTCAGTGTCCAAATCGGGGATAACGCTGTTTTCGGGCAATACAGCAGCGCAAATGGCAGCCGTTTCCCTTTTGGCTATACGGATATTGCAAGCGGCGACAGTTTTGCGCGAACCGGGGTCCAAAAGCCTGTCCCCGGTTCGGGAGATGGTGGCGCAAAGGGCCTGGGTGGGATCAAGGGCAACCGCCATAAAGAGCCAAGCTATGACTCCGACGGGAATCCGGTCGGCTCACACTGGGAGATCGACAACTATCCTGGAGAGGGCACCGCGGGGCAGGCTGGAGTATCCGGCTGCGTCGTGATCTATTGGGACAAGGAGGTCACATGAGTTTTGATTTCAGCATCCTGGTGACGGACCGGACCCAGGCAGACGTGGAGGCCCGGAACGATAAGGGGACCTATCAGGCGGCGGATCTCAACCGTGTTACACAGGCTATGGATGCGCTGGCCAATCAGTTTTCGGTCCTCGGGTATAGCACAGCAGGCTATCAGAGGATCAAGGCTGTGGAGCAAGAGGCCCCAAGGATCCCGGAGGGATATACGGAGCTGGAGTCCATCACAAGCTCCGGCACCCAATACATCAACACCGGGGTAAACCCAACCAGCAATACACGGGTGGAGCTGCGGATGTCCACAAGTCAATCCGGCAGCAAGACTGTGTTTGGATCAGACGTAGGGTGGACCGCAAACGGATTTGCCCTGGGCGTCAACTTTGCCCACTACGGCACAAAAAACGGGAGTTTTACCGGGCTTAACGACGGTGGGGCGCATACAGTGGATTTCAACCGGAACTCGATCTCTCTGGATGGGGCCAAGGTATTGACCCTTGGTGAGGCTGTATTTGAGTTGGCATATCCGCTGTACCTATTTTGCAATGACCGGTCCTCTGCCGCTCAGGAGCACACGAGCATGACGCTGTATGCCTGTAAGATCTATGAGCAAACACACTTGGTGCGTGATCTAGTTCCGTGTAAGGATCCGGCTGGAGCGATTGGCTTATATGACATAGTGGGGGCACGGTTTTATAAAAACGCTGGGTCCGGGGCGTTTGCGGCAGGGGTAGAGGTGATCCGACCGGAGGTAGATCCGTATGAGTGGACAGAGGAGTATTACCCCACTGCGGAGCAAATGGCTCAGTATATTGCCAATTTGGAGGCCCTGAGGCGCGTGATCGCAGTCCTGCCCACCACGCCGGATAAGCTGGATAGTATGGGACTGTTGGACCATATTAAAGCCAATAATATCGAGAAGATTCTGGTGGACATTAATAAATTACTGAAAAATATGCCCTCTGCCTGGTTTTACAGCGGAGAAGTAGAGTGCGGGGAGGTCTGAGTATGCAAGACAGAGTTCCAACTTATCCAGGACGGGTGAAATTGATCCCTGTATTGGGACAAGAGAACACCTATGAAATGGTTCGTGCAGACGAACCGACTCAAGAAGGGACACCGTTAAATAAAGCCAACCTACTTCAAGACTCCGTTGCTAAAATGTATGGGTTGCTAGAGTCTGCTGTGCCTAATGATATTTTTGATTTCTTGGGGAAGTACAACCTTCATTGGTGGAGAAGAAGAATAAATACCGCTAGCACTGGCTGGTTTGAGAAACGAACCCTGGGGACAAGCACATATACTATATTTTCGGCATACTCCCCTACTGGAGGAAATGAACAATCTGTCCAGCATACTGAAAATATTAGTATTAATCAGTCCAATGGAGCGATTTCATATCCCAATCCAACCAGTACAGTAATTCATTACAATAATGCACAAAGCGTGCATAATTCGTATTTGAGAGGGAGTTATATTAAAAGTAGTAGTAAAAATGACAACCGCTGGGTATACATTCCTCCAACAGCAAGTATCAGCAGACGTACAGGTAGGGACGATGATTACTACGTTGAGTATGATGCCGGACAATACTATGAGGTTAGTTCGGAGTACAAAACTGGCGGAACCATTGGTGAGTGGGAATACCTTTTCTCTGCTGACTCGAACGCACACCCGAAGAGTGGAATAGTGAGTGGATATGAATATGAGTATATTGGTATCCCTTATAAGAATTTTACAAGTCCACCAATTCAAGTCGCTTATGGTAAGTACACTGGGACGGGGACGTGTGGTGAGAGTAGCCCGAACAAACTAACTTTCTCGTTTACCCCAAAAGTTGTTTTTGTAGTGCAGTACTTTAACTCAGCCTCAGGTGTATATGGTCCTATTTATTCAAGTCAAAAGGCAAGTAATGCAGTCATGGTAGCAGACACCCTTACTGAATCATTTCAATCAGGAAATGGTTTCTACGAGCTAGGATATACCAACGATGAAGCTAGATACTCATACGGGAAAAAATCTAAAGATGGAAAGACATTTTATTGGTATTTTTCTTACGACAAAGACCGTTCTAGTTCTCAGTTAAACAGCAAGGGAGACGTATATTACTGGGTAGCAATAGGATAAAGGAGGAAAGCGAAATGTTGTGGTATATCGACCCTATCCCAAATGACTCGGGAGCATACAGTCCTCCGCAGTCCACGCCCTTTGACGGCGCGACTCCGCTGACAGATGAGCAGTCGGATATGCTGGTCCAGCACAACGGCTTTGTGGTCATCACCGGGGAGCCGGATCCTGACACAGAGGGCAGTGCAGTGACAGTGGCACCGAACACCGAGGCCTGGGAGGCGTGGAAATCCTCCCTCCCGCCTCAGCTGGAGCCGGAGCCCACGGAGACAGAACGGCTGCGGGCGGACGTGGACTTTTTGGCGGCTATGACGGGGGTGGAGCTATGAGCGTGTACGAGCTGGCCCGAAAATACTACCCCCGGCTGTGGGATGACGCCCGAATTGACGCTCTGGTCCAGGCTGGGCGGCTGACCCAGGCGGAAGGGGAGCAGCTGCGCCGGGAGGCACAGGCCCCCGCCGCGGGCTAGGCAGAGGAGGCAGACATTGAGCATCCAGGAGCTATTGACAGGCGGGGGCGGGCTGGTGGTCCTGGCGCTGACGGTCATCCAGGTCGCCCCCGTCAAAATCAACCCCTGGTCCGCCATTGCCAAGGCCATCGGGCGGGCCATCAACGCGGAGGTGCTGGCCGAGCTGGAGCAGACCAGGATCCGGCTGGACAACCACATCAAGACCGATGACGAGCGGGCGGCGGATATGCACCGAGCCAGGATCCTGCGGTTTAACCAGGAATTGATTCGGCAGATCCCCCACACCCGGGAGGAGTTCATCGAGGTTTTGACGGAGATCGACCGCTATCAAAAATTCTGCCGGGAGCACCCAGAGTATCCCAACAGCCGGGCCACCCATGCCATCGCAAATATCGGCAGGGTGTACGATGATCGGCTACAAAAGCATGATTTCCTGTAAACGTGAAGGGAGGTGAGAGATGTGGAACAGCTGTATAAGCGGCTGGGGAACCTGCTGACCATCAAGAGTATGGTCACGCTGATCCTGACGGCGGTGTTCGCTTGGCTGACCTGCTCCGGCGGGGTGAGCGCGGATCAGTTTCTGACCGTGTTCACCGTGGTCGTCGCGTTCTACTTTGGGACGCAGACAGAGAAGAACGCCAACAAAACCAGTACCCATTGACAAAACGGCCCTATTTTGATAACTGAAAGGAGAAAACAACATGAACGCCAATTACATCTATGACATTTTCCAGACCTGTGAGGATCTGGACCTGCCCGACCTGACCATTGCCCTGGCCCACCACAAGGAGGCTCACCCCATCCCCGAGGACATGACCGAGCAGGGCATCAACGAGTTCATCGGCGGCCACTACGAGGCCCTGGTGGACGCCTTCGCAGGCCACGACCGGGAGGCGTTCGCCGCAGCTGTGCAGGCTGGCATCCAGGAGGACGAGGAGCACCAGGCCAGCCAGGAGGGCTGAGGCCATGCTGATCTGCATTGATGCGGGTCACTACATCGGGACCCCGGGGAAGCGGTGTCTGAAGGACATCGATCCCGGGGAGACCCGGGAGTGGACCCTGAACAGCCGGGTGGCGGACAAGCTGGAGGCCATCCTGGCGGGGTATGACTGCCGGACGATGCGGGTGGACGATGTGACCGGCAGGCGGGACGTGACCCTGTCCCAGCGGGTGGCGGCAGCCAACCGGGCCAAGGCGGATGTGTATCTGTCCATTCACCACAATGCCGGGATCAACGGCGGCTCCGGCGGCGGGATCGTGGCCTTTGTGGCACCTAAGCACCAGAGGCAGAGCGAGGTGGTGCGGGACGCAGTGTACCGCCATACCGTGGCGGCCACCGGCCTGCGGGGCAACCGGGCGCAGCCGCTGGCGGAGCAGAGCCTGTATGTGCTCAATTACACCACTATGCCCGCCACCCTGATCGAGCTGGGGTTTATGGACAGCCTGACAGACACGCCCATCATCCTGACGGAGGAGTTTGCGGCCAAGGCGGCAGCAGGGCTGGCGGCGGCGCTGGTGGAGGTGTATGACCTCCAGGCCAAGGGCGGCGGGCAGGTCCTGATGACCGCTGTGCAGGCGGAGGACATGACGGTGGAACTGGTGGACAAGCCCAAGGGAGAGTGTGGAGATAACTGCGCCAACGCAGGGTATTTCGCCAACTACTCTGAGGCAGGTGAGCCCTTCACCTTGCCGGTGGGCCATCTGGTGGGCGACTACAAGGCCGCGGGCAAGTGGACGCGGCACTACTGCCAAGAGCGCGGGCAATTCCAGGGGGACAAGTTTACCTTTGACTCCGGCGGGTGGTCCTACGCCAACCCCCTGCACGGCAAGGCGGTCTCCACCTTGCTGATCTCTGGCGGCAAGGCCCGGGTGGAGGAGATCCGGGCGGTGCCGGAGGGGACGGACTACGCCGTGTCCGGCATCCCTGTGCTGCGGGTCGGGAAGGCCTGCACCACCGCCCAAGCCAAGGCCCAGGGCTGGGACACCTCCCCGCTGCGGGCCACCTGGCACACGCTGGTGGGCCTCAAGGGGGACGGCATGGTGTACGTCATGGGCTGGCAGTCCAGGACCGCCAACCTGCTGGACAGCGGCGAGGCCGCCCGGGTGTTCCGAGGGCTGGGGTTCGTGGATGTGCTCAAATTAGACGGCGGCGGGAGCTACTACCAGAGCCGGGACGGGGTGGTCTCCAAGACCGCGGAAAACCGGCGGATCAACAGCGTACTGCGCTGGACGGTGAGAGAGGAGGAGCCGGAGTTGACGGAGGAGCAGGCATGGTTTGACCGGATGATGGAGGACTGGATGGCCCGCAAGGCCAAGGAACCCGCCAGCCAGTGGGCCCAGGAGGGCCTGGAGCAGGCCAAGGCCAAGGGCATTACCGACGGGACCAGACCACGCGGCTTTGCGACCCGGGAAGAAGTTGCACTGATGGTCAATGAAGCGGTTGAGTAAGATAGAAAGGACGTGACAGTGATGAACGCAAGAGGGAAGATACCAGAATCTCTGAGGTCTCTTTTGCGTTCAGAACTTGAGAAAGCGATTTATGAGGCTGCTTTGCACCGGGATGATGACCTGATTGCCCGGAGATATATGATCGACAAGTGGGCGCAGGCTGACATTGCGGCGGAACTTGGGTGGGAACGGTCCACCATATCGCGGCACATCCCACATATTTTTGAAGAGGTAGGTCGAGCTGCGGCAAGAATCACACAAATTGATCACAAGTAACACACTCCCCCTGCTGAAACGCCGCCCAGCAGGGGAATTTTTATGCGACAATATAGCCATGGAGGACGTGGGGATATAGGGTTGGTACACGTCGCCGCCCTCCCCACGATCCTCCTTTGATTTTTGAAAAAGGACGTGTGTGGATATGACCATGATCGAGCGGCTGATTGCCGCAGGAATGACACAGGAGTGCGCCGCTGAGACAGCTATGTGGTTCAAAGCCCAGGGGGATGACGATGGCCTTGAGGCTTATGTGATCGCACTGGAGGCCAGCCATGTGGGCCAGGCATAACGAGAACCCCGACGGGCGAAACGTGGGAGACTGCACTGTTCGGGCCATCTCCACGGCCCTGAAACAGAACTGGGAGACAACGTATGTAGGGCTGTCTCTGCAAGGCTTCCTGATGGGCGATATGCCGTCGGCGAACCATGTTTGGGGCGCATACCTCCGAGAGATGGGCTTCCGGCGGGCCGTTATCCCCGACGAGTGCCCGGACTGTTACACAGTGGCGGATTTCGCCGCAGAGCACCCCAGCGGCACCTATATCCTGTCCCTGTCCGGTCATGTGGTGTGTGTCATGGACGGGGACTATTACGACACCTGGGACTCCGGCGGGGAGGTCCCTCTCTATTACTGGTGTAAGGAGGAATGACCCATGAGCTACCCATATTACAGCGGCTATCAGCAACCGCAGTTTTACCAGCCGCCCATGCCGGACCAGCTAGCCCAGCTCCGGGGGGCGCAGTACCAACCCCAGCAATTCGCTCAGCAGCCGCCCCAGCAGGCCGGCGGGCAGAGCATGGTGTGGGTGTCCGGGGAGCAGGAGGCCATGGGCTATCTGGTGGCACCCAACTCCGCTGTAGCCCTGTGGGACAGCAACGCCCCCACCATCTACCTCAAGCAGGCGGACGCATCTGGAAAGCCGTCTATCAAGGTATTTGACCTTGTGGAGCGCACCAGCGTCCCGAGGGCAGAACAACCACCCCAGGGCATAGAGTTTGCCACCAAAGCAGACTTGGAGGCGCTTGCGGCCCGTGTGGAGGCTCTTACCGCAGAAAAAAAGCCCGCGAAGCGGGCGGCAAAGGAGGAACCGGACAATGGGTAATCCCTTTTTCGGCATCATGGGCGGCGGTGGCCGTCCCAACATGATGCATCAGTTCCAGCAGTTCATGAGCCAGATGCAGGGCAAGGACCCCAACGCCATCATCAATGAGATGGTTCAGAGCGGGAAGCTCTCGCAGGACCAGCTGAACCAGGCCCAGCAGAAGGCCCGGCAGATGCAGGGGATGTTTGAACCCCTCCGAGGGATGTTTGGGAAATGAGCAAAGTGTACTTTAAATATTTGCTCTAAAAGTTGCAAGTTAGTCTCAAAATCCGTGGCCACGGTTTTGAAAATAAATCTACAAAGGAGATAAAGCAATGAGTCTTTCTTCTGACGGCACTGTGATGACCATGCCCGTTCAGCCCGCCTATCAGGGCAACGGAAACGGTATGTGGGGCGGCGATTGGTCCAGCTGGATCATCCTGTTCCTGATTTTCGGCCTGTTCGGCGGCTGGGGTAACGGCTTCGGCGGCTTCGGCGGACAGAACGGCGGTGTAGGCTCCGAGGTGCAGCGTGGCTTTGACCACTCCGCCGTTGTGACCAAGCTGGACGGCATCACCCAGGGCATTTGTGACAGCACCTATGCCATCACCAACTCCCTAACCAACGGGTTCAACAACACCAACATGGGCATGATGCAGGGCTTCAACGGCGTGGAGCGCGGCTTCTGCAACCTGTCCGCCCAACTTGCGGATTGCTGCTGCGGCACCCAGCGGGCCATTGACGGCGTGCGCTACGACATGGCCGCCCAGGCCTGCGACACCCGCAATACCATCCAGACCACCACCCGGGACATCATCGACAACCAGAACGCCAACTCCCGGGCCATCCTCGACGCGCTGAACCAGAACTACATCCGTTCTCTGGAGAGCGAGAACCAGGGCCTGAAGCTGGCGGCCTCCCAGGCCAACCAGAACGCCGTCCTGATGGCTGCTATGGACGCCAACAAGGCGGAGATCTTGCGCCGCACCGGAGCTGAGTGCCCCACCCCCGCCTACTGGGTCAATCCTCCCACCCCCGTGCAGGTCCCCTGCGGCGGCTGCAACTGCTAAAATCCCATAGCGCTTGACTATTTCCATTTTGGAAATTGTTCGGCCCCGTGCCGATCTCAACAACAGCGGCGGGGCAATAGCCTCGCCGTTTATTTTAACCGGGTCGATTTCGACCCCTTTAGAAAGGACTGATATCATGGCTGAATATGCAAATCCCGCCATCGTCAATGTAACCCCCGGCCAGAACGTCCCTCTGCTGGATGTGATTGGCGGCAACTGCGGCATCGTGCATCGTGGCGGCAGTGGGCTCATCACGCTGCGCGGCAATACCAACCAGTGCAAGGCCCGGTACCGGGTAGCCTTTGGCGCGAATATCGCCATCCCCGAGGGCGGCACCATCGAGGCCATTACCGCCGCCCTTGCCATCAATGGTGAGGCGCTGACCACCGCTACCGCTACCGTCACCCCGGCGGCGGCCGAGAACTTTTTCAACGTCTATGTGTCCGCATCTGTGGAGGTCCCCCGCGGCTGCTGCGTGACCGTGGCGGCCCGGAACACCAGCACCCAGGCTGTTGACTTTGCCAACAGTAACATGGAAGTCGTGCGGACGGCCTGAAAGGAGAGAATAGCATGAAAGCACTGTATGATCTGAAGGAGATGCTGTCGGCGGAGCTGGAGGAGATCGCCCGCAAGCCTGAGATGTCCGCTGGGGACCTGGAGACCGTCCACAAGCTGACTGACACTATTAAGAACATCGACAAGATCTGCGCCCTGGAGGAGGACGGCGGCTATTCTGAAGCCGGAGACTGGGAGGGAGATTATGGCCGTGGCTCCAGCTATGCAAACCGTGGCAAGCATTATGTCCGTGGCCATTACTCCAGAGATGGGCGTGGTGGTTACAGCCGTGACGGGCGGATGGGCGGATATAGCCGGCATGATGCCAAAGAGGCCATGATGGAGCAGGCCCGCGGTATGATGGATAGCGCGACCAGCGAGCGTGAGCGTGAGGCGATCCGCCGGTTTATGGCTGAGCTGGAGCGGGACTGATAGGGGGTGCCCCCTTTGCTTGACCGCAAAGAGATAGACATCGAGATTGCCCGCCTAGAATATGGTGAGAGCAGTTATCCCGCCTATGCAAAACTGGCTGACCTATATACCATCCGAAACCAGATGGATCGAGCAGAATCACCGGATTTAGGTAGTTATGAGCAGGAGCGCTCTGCTGCATCGTCATCTGGCTATGAACTCCCAATAGATGGGGACAGTGAGTTCCTGCAGGCGGTGTCTGGACGAGACGCTTCTGGAGTGTGGTCTATCATAGATGACCTAATGGATACACTGCACGCCGTAAACCCGAGGGTTTATGCTGGGGTTATGAGGAAAATTTATTCATTGCAAACCAAGCACGAGAACCCTTATCAATCAGGGAGATAGGCGAAAATGTTCCACCACCTTTTCCACCACCTAATGCATCCAAATAGGCTGTTTTCAGTTTTTTAAGCTAGCCAAAGATAGACACAAAAAATCCCCGAAACACTTGGTAGTCAAGGCGTTTCGGGGATTTCTTTGTTGCTACTCATAAGTAGCGATTTGGTGGAGACAACAGAACTCGAATCTGTGACCTTCCGCGTGTGAGGCGGACGCTCTACCGGCTGAGCTATGCCTCCATATAGGAGAAACGGCAGTGAAGAAGTGGTGACCCGGACGGGACTCGAACCCGTGTTGCCGCCGTGAAAGGGCGGAGTCTTAACCGCTTGACCACCGGGCCGTTCTATATGGGAACGGACGCGTAGTCCGAACTTTAGTAAAATGGTAGCGGCACCTGGATTCGAACCGGGGACACTGCGGGTATGAACCGCATGCTCTAGCCACCTGAGCTATGCCGCCTTGTTGGCCTGTCCTCTCGAACAGGGCAAGGATGAGTATACAGGATGACAAGGAAAATGTCAACACTTTTTCTGAAAAAAATCAAAAAATTTTCCCGGCCTCCGGAACGGGCCGGAGACCGGGGGGCATCAGTCCTGGTGGCTGAAGTTTTTCCGGTGGCTGATCATGATGTCGGCGAAGAGCTGTCCGGTGGTGGGGGGGGTGTAGGTAATGGCGTTGGCTCCGGCCTCAATGGTGCGGAGGATGTCCTCCTCCCTGGGACCGCCGGTGGCGATGATGGGGACGGTAGGGAACTCGGCCCGGATCTTGGTCACTATCTCCGGGGTCCTGGACGCGCCGGAGACATTGAGAATGTCCGCCCCGGCGGCCAGCCGTCCGGCGATGTCCATATCGCCGGAGACGATGGTAGTGACCACCGGGATGTCCACCACCGCCTTCATTTTGGCAATGGTCTCGTTGGAGATGGGGGCGTTGACCACCACACCGGAGGCGCCCTGGTGCTCAGAAAACTCTGCCAGGCGGACGGAGCGGTCCCCGTTGGTCATGCCGCCGCCCACGCCCACAAAGACCGGCACCTCAGACACGCTGATGATGGCCTGGGTGATGGAGGGCTGGGGGGTGAAGGGGTAGACCGCAATGATGGCGTCGGCATTGACGTTTTTGATGATGGCCACATCGGTGGAAAAGACCAGGGATTTGATCCGCCGGCCGAAGATCCGGATCCCACCGCACTCAGAGATGCACTTGGGGACGGTGAGCAGGTGGCTCCGCAGAGTGCCGCTGTACTCCGGGGTAAATTTTGTTTTCATGGGATGGATCCCTCCTTTGGGCGTTGCGCATGAAGGCCGCCGGCCCCTGCCGGCGCATCCAGCACAGCTATTATACTACGTTTTTCTGCCCTTGGATAGCGGACAAGAAAAATTTTTATCCCCAGCAACCGGACGGACGGTGGAAAACTGCCGCCCCCCGGCGTGGACCGGAGAGCGGCAGTTGGAAGAGA